CCACTTCAGGACATTAAAAAGGAACTTACAGTAAGACCACAGGTCAATAGCGACTATGGATTTCCTCCACCACCTTTCAAAGTTTTTAGAGCAGCTAAGAATGGAGTGTGCGTTCCAAGATTCTACGGAACTGCTACACTTGGAGAGCCCACACAGGACCGTCGTCCAGAGCCGGCACGAATCAAATCAAAGTTCGCCGGGACGCTCAGAGATGCAACCCATCAAAACGAGGCTCTTGCCGCTGCTATTAAAGCGGGTCATGGAGTTCTCTCACTCCCATGCGGGTATGGCAAGACCACCGTATCCTTGGCGATAGCGTGTAAGTTGGGATATCGCACGATGATTGTAGTTCATAAACAGTTCTTGGCAGACCAATGGAGGGAACGTATTCAACAGTTTTGCCCAGGTGCAACTATTGGAATTGTTCAACAGGATAAGAAGGAGGTGGAATGTGACTTTGTCATAGCTATGCTTCAATCTCTCTCCCTCAAGGAATATTCCTTTAGTGACTTTGACTCCGTTGGCACGCTCATTGTAGATGAGGCGCATCATATATGTGCAAAGGTCTTTTCACAGTCCCTTTTCAAGATGTGTCCAAAGCACATCTTTGGTCTTTCTGCAACACCCGAGCGAAAGGATGGTCTCACAAAGGTGTTGCATTGGTTTATGGGTCCCACATTCTTTGCGGTGGAGAGAAAGAACCAGGAACAAGTTGAGGTATTCCCCGTGACCTATGAATGTTTCAATTACAGAAATCCACCACCATCTATGAGAAATGGTAAAATTTCAATGCCAAATATGATCACAGAAGTGGTAGAAGATAGAAAAAGAAATCAAATGCTCGTGGAACTTGTCAAGAAGGCCTCAGCGGGTACACGGCAACTCCTCGTACTCAGTGATAGACGTTTGCACTGTGAAATGCTTCACCAATGTTTCCCAAAGAGTTCTGGACTCTACATGGGTGGTATGAAGGAGGCTGATCTCCAGGCTTCATCTCAAAAGAAAATCATTTTTGCAACCTTTAGTCAAGCCCACGAGGGTCTTGATATTCCAACCCTTGATACAGTCATATTGGCCTCTCCTAAGTCTGATATCACACAGAGTATTGGTCGTATTATGAGAGAGACCAAGGGTAAAAAGAACAATCCACATATCTACGATATCCACGATCCGTGGTCTATGTTCACCAACATGTTCTATAAACGTATGAAAGTGTATCGTCAAGGTGGGTTTAAGATTCACGGAAAAGTTGCAGAGGAAGAAAAGAAAGATGAGTTCCCTCAGGGAAAGTGTCTGTTTTTATAATCTGAACAATAAATAAATGTCTGGTGCATTGATTCAACTTGTCTCAAAGGGTGTGCAAGACGTTTATCTTAACAGTGACGAGGGCCACTCATTCTTTCGTATGAAGTTTACGAGACACACAAATTTTTCACAAGCCCCAAAACTCATTAAGACTATTACAGATAAAGATTCGGTTTTCACAGTCCCAGTCTTGGGAGATCTTGTAAACTGTCTTTGGTTTGAGGGTGTTGACAAGAATTCAAATGTTTCATCAAATCTTCTTTACAATTCTACGATTGATCTTTATATTGGTGGTCAAAAGATAGATTCGCAACACTATGACTACTATGCAGACATTTGGCCAAACTACTTGGCAGAAACGTGGACGAAACAAGAAGAGCTTACAAATAAAACAAGTATTTCTAATAGAAACTTTCAACCACTTCACTTCTTCTTTTGTGATAATGGAGCATTCTTACCCCTTGTATCTTTAGCACATCACCAGGTTGAAGTTAGAGTCAATTTTGATGAGCCAAGTCTGAGTGGGTATGATACATCACAAAAACGAATAAATGTGTACGGCAATTATGTATACCTTGACAAAGAAGAGAGAGAATCACTCGTAAAACGGCAGATGGACTTTATTATTACACAAACACAGAGACTTGAATTCCCAGTTTCCAATGTAATTGACAATACAATTCAATCTGGTGGATACAATGATTTAGATTTGAGTCCATTCAATCATCCAGTGAAGTCTATATTCTTTGGGTACTCTGCAACAAATATTGATCCAACAAATGATCGTTTTACATTCAAGAATGCGGATATACACATAAATGGAACACCTCTCCTTGAAAATATGAGTCCAACATACTTCCACACCGTTCAGAATTATTACAAGTCAAAGTATGGTAAAACTGATTTCAGAGTTGATTCAGAAGATTTAATGTATACAAGGTATTTTGTCTACCACTTTGGTTTAAATGCATCTGATTACAATCCATCGGGGACGTGTAATTTCAGTAGACTTGATAACGCCAAACTCATACTTCGTGGTGTAGAAAAGGGATCTTTTAGAGGAGACCAGGCTGATATATATGTGTACGCCGTAAATTATAATGTACTCAGGATCAGGGATGGATTGGCTGGAATTTTATTCGGGAACTAAAGTATAAATGGGTAGGACCGCAAGATTTGAACAGATTTTTGTGGCAAGTCTTGACGCAGAACCCGTTGAACAAGAAACTCTTACAGGAGTCAAGAGTATTTTGACACGAGAAATAGAGGCAAATGAAATTCTTATTGTTGAAGAAGCTGGTATAAAAGGTCGTATTGGTATAGCCAACACTGCACCATCAAAATCTTTATCAATTGGTGATAAATTTTTTGTAGATGAAACAGATACAATCATTCTTGACCTTCAAGGACGTGGTCGGGCATCTCGTTTCTTTGTTACCGATCAATTGTCTGTAGGAACAATCAACCCAACAAAGGCTTTCCAGGTTGATAGTGGTGGATCAACAAAAGTGGCCATTGACTTGACAGGTCGTGATCTCATGACAGTCAGTGGTAACCTGGTTGCGGCTAATGTCATTGTATCAGATAGACTTACAACTCCTGGAGCAAATCTCTCAATAAATGGTACAAGTTCAAATGTCATCACGGTTGTGGGTGGAATTAAAACATCAAATGTGAGTGTTGGTAGTAATGTTGGTATTTTTGATCGGGGTTCTAATGTGATGATGTTAAAGGGTAATGTATATCAAGAAGGTTACCTAAACCTTATTGGTAATATCCATGTAACTGGTAATATTACAGTTACAGAAACTGCAACGTATATAGCCGCACAAGATTTACGTGTTGCTAATGTAGTTATTCATTCGGGTTTTGGGAATGGTGTGCTGTCAAAAGAAACTGCGATCGTCATGACACCTGGTGCTGGGTATTCAAATGTAGCTCTTGGTTTTGTCGCGGGTGATAGGGGTCGGGAAATGGCATTTTTCCAAACGGATGCGTATGGAGGATATACCGCCGATACAATTGATGTAGACACAACAAAATTAGTGAACGTACATGTATATGGTGATATTTATACGTCCAACAATATTGGTGCAAACAATACATTTCCAACTCATGATCTCTGTATTGGTTCAAATGTCTTTATTGACGATACAAATTCAAATATTGTGTATGCGAATGGTAATGTATTTGCCAAGGGTCTGATACTTGGCGACACTGGTTTAAGAGCTGGTAATCTCCTTGTATTAGATGCAACAGCTGCAACTCCTGTGAACATAAGTGGTAATGTTCAAATGAATGCGTTGCGAACTACGGGTACGGCACCATCAGGTATTTCAAACTTGATTCCCACAGATACATTGGCTATTGGTGCAAAAATATTTGCAAACACAACGGCTATAAATACTCTCAGGGTTTTGGGAAATACAGCAACTACAAATCTCACAACTGAGATGGTCTTTTCAAGCTCAAATTTAATTATTCACGGAGATAGATTTGGTGGTGATAGTACATCCAATGTACTTATACTTAAATCCGGTCCAACTGCGTCAAATGTGAGCTCCATTGAAGTCTACGGTGCGAGTATTTCAAACACACATCAAAACATACGATTCAAAACAAAGAACACGGAGCGTATCCGAATCACCTCCGACGGTAAAGTTGGTATTTCAAATACAAATCCAACGGAGAGACTGACCGTAAATGGTAATATTTACGTGATTGGAAGTAACACAATTGCAACTGGTAACATATGGGGATCTACGGGGAACATTGCGATGCGTACATATACAAGTGTCACTAATGGTGAAAATCGGGTTGAAAACATAGTTGGGGCTGGGAAGGGTCTCAAATTCTACGCGAGTACCACATCCACAATGGGGACGCCAAAATTAACCATCCTTGAAACAAGTAACGTGGGTATAAATGTAGCGAACCCCGTTGGACGGCTTCACACTTCTGGTGGTACAGTGTTCATAAATGACCAGCCGCAATATAGAGATGGGTACAGTCATCATAATGCATCCCTCGTTGTGACAAATACACAACCAATTGTGGACACAACTGATTTGGGTACAGTCATGCATCTCACCCGAGAGGGTAATGCAACACGTGATGGTGTGCGTGCAACTTTTAAAATGGGAAAGCACGACAATACATCTGGAAAATCAAAGACAAAGCTTGACATAAACTTATCAGATGAACACTATAACGATGAAGTGAATGTCATGACACTCCAAAGTGAGGGGCGTGTGGGTATTGGTACAACACAACCAACCGCACACTTAGAGGTGTATTGCACGGGTACGGGAAATCCTACAACGAACGGTATTCTTGTACACAATCACGAAGTTCCATCTGGTGATGCTATAGTTGCGATGCAGACCGATATAAATGAGGGGAATGCTTTTACATCTTATATTCAAACCGATGGGGATATAGATCCCTCGGGTTGGGCAGTTGGTGTGTCTGGATCTAATGATTTTAGAATTACCCAAAATCCAAATAAAGTGTTAGACAATACAGCGGTGGGGGTGTTCATTGATGGTACTTCTCGTCATGTTGGTATAGGCACTAATGCTCCACGGGGTGCACTTGAAGTGAATGGTGATGTAGTTGTCGGTCAACAACTTACATTTAATGGAACCAATAACGATACATTTGGCAATACATTCATACGAGAACGGATATATGATGCATCTTTTAATAAATCTGAGATGCTTATTTTTAAAGGTAATGATGGTGGTGGTGATGCATCGGAAGGCCCTGACCGAATTTACTATTTGGCTCCACAACACCTTTTTAAGACCTATACATCGTCGGGTGTATACATTGATCCAGATGATGTAGTAAATACCAATATTGCGATGTCCATTGCCCCGAGTGGAATTGTAGTTGTTGGTGGCACTGATTCATCCGTGGTTGGTGATAATACAAAACTTAAGGTAAATGGTGATATTGAATTTGCGGGTGGGGGTACATTTAAATTGGCGGGTCTTGAATTCTTAACGACGGCGTCATCACCATCACGAAATATTATTAGAAATCTCGTGGATTCTAATGTACCGAGATCCCTCACGTTTACACGTAAAGTTGGTGAAGGAGCTGACACTGAGTTTGCCCGTTTTGATGTAGATGGGAAATTGGGTCTCGGTACAACGACACCCAGTTCAAATATTCACATCTACGATACAACCTCGGGTAACATAGATCTTTTGAGACTTGAGAGTGGTGGTGACGATAAAGAGACTGGTATGCTCGTGTACACAAATGATGGAGAAGGTGGATACGTGAGAGGTTTCAGCAATGCGACGAATGGTACGACAGGTCTTGTCATGGGTGTTGCCAATAACAGTACTCAAACAAACTGTATTCACCTCATACATTCAAGTAATGTGGGTATTGGTACATCCAAACCAGCTACAAAGTTCCACATATATGACGGTATCCCACGAGTACAAAGTTCTTCGTCAAACGCGATCATAGAGTTTACGACAACTGCTGGGAGTGCCAATATTTATTCAGATACAACTGGTAATGTCTATATAAATCCAATCACAACTTCAAAAACAACCTACATAAATAGCGATCTTGAAATTATAGGTGATGTTGCTGTAGGTGGTAATATTGATCTTGGTAATCAGGTTGCCATTGGTTTAAGTGGAGATACCGCATCTACAGATCTTGAAGTTGGTGGTGGTATTATAACAAACTCATTAGAAGTTTCAAGAAAGACATACTCCAAAACATTCTCAATCGGTGAAGGTAATGCTAAGAATATTCAACTTATGTTTGGTACAGGTGCATTCTATGCAAAGGTTACAGCAATTTTAAGAAGAACAGATGGTTCAACTGTGAAAGATCTCAATACAATGATTCTTGAACTTCAAGGTGGTACTGGGGATGGGAGTGCATCTACGGTTGACATAGCCGTGGGGACAAAGAACGTCTTTGGTGGCACAAATAGCTATCCATGGAGTCCAACTGTAACAACCGGTATTCGGGGAATAAGTATTACACCATACAATGTGGATTCAATCAGAATTTACTCATACGACATTTTCGTTGAATTAATCAGTGCGTGTAGTGGCAGTCTAACAAAAATTACACGCGATCTCGCGAGTGACACCGATCTTGATAATGGTGTTGGTGGTGCTACAAGTATAGCAACATTTGCCTATTAAAATTAATTTTACCTAAATGGGGTAAATATCCCAAAGGTAGAATCAAATTAAAATTTATGCCCTGATGGAATCAGAGACGGCTAAGAATAGAACGCCGACAATGAAAGCCATGACGACGTAATTACATTCAGTTTCCTCAAGTCCTGTTACCGCGGGCTTACTTTCAGCCTCTGGTTTAACAACAGGTTGCTGTTGTCTGACGGGAGGTTCAATCTCCTCCAAAGGACAGTAGCCTATCATTTATACTGTACTTAGAGATTAATTTCGGTCTTCTTCTTTTTACGACCACGCTTTGATTTCGTGGCGTCCACATTGACTTCCTTCACTTCACCCCCAGTGGATTCTCCTGAAATGGAGACAATGTCGGAAATGTCGTCATCGTCATCTTCAGACACTGGAATCTGAGTCGTATTCATTGGTGGGGGTGGGGGCATCATCACGCCACCCATAAGACTGGAAATGTCAATGCCAGGTCCTTGCATTTCGTACTGCCCAGTACCACCGACTGGAGCCGCATCAGTTGGTCCACGGGTTGTGTTTTGAACCGCGGACATCATATTCTTCAACAGATCGGGATTTTGTTTCAAAACATCATTCATATTGGGGAGGGCACTCTTGAACATACTATTTGTCAAGTGGAACATCATCGCTGAACCACCCAACATCATAATAAGCTTGACTTCTGGTGCGACATTTACCTTGGATCTATACTTTACGTAGAGTTCCTCAAATACTGTATCATAATCATCAACGTTCTCCATCACAGATTCAGACCAACCTTCAAGTTGGATCTCAAAGGGGTTATAGCGTTTGTTAAGGAATTCAAGACCCGTGACACACGCCACTAACATTCGTCTACTGAAACGAAGTGACTGTTCAACATCAATACTATATGTAATTCTCTTAACCTCGGTTCTCAAATCCTCAACATTAGAATAGGCATTGAGTCTTTTATTTACGGCAAAACCCTTCTTTTCAAGGCGGCCCAATTTGTTAATGAGATCACTTTTCTCTTCATCTACAGAGCTATATCCCTTAGAAGGTTGTTCTTCCTGCATTCCAGGGCCATCATCGGCATCGTCAAAAAACATTGGTTCATCTTCGCCATAGTCAATTTCTTCTTCCTGTTGACGAGATTGTTGGGGGGCTGTTTGTTTGTTTGGATTTACAAACGCATCCATAGCTTCTTGGTGTTCCATTTGGGGTGGTCTACGCGCGTGTTGAGGGGCTGGACGTCGCACAGGCTGGGGACGAGGGGTTGAAATTTCAATTTCATCCATCAGGGCCTGTTCATCAGCATCCAGTTTCATCACAGTAGTATTTCCACGATCAATGACAATTTCTTCGTCCATCTACTCTCTAATAGGAAACTATTCAATAACCTTTAACGCACTTTAGAAAAAATATATGTATACATTATAAAATGCTCAACCTTAACCGCGCCAACCGAAATGCGATCATGTCCATTGTCACGTTGATCGTTTTGATTTTTGTACTCGGTATGTTGAAAAATACCAGCAAGTACCAACCCAGACCAATCACCATTACGGCGATTAATGAAAAATCCATCTTTGATCTTGAGCATCGCATTGAGTGTGCCCCAGGTCACACCAGTGAAGGTAGCACCTACACCAAGAGCTTGACTCCAGGTGGTCTCTGTGGTGCTGGACAACTCGTTGCCGAACATGCGGGCTACGAGATTGCGGATGGAATCGGTGGATCTTTAATCTAAGCTAATACTAAATGGCTTTGGTGACTTCACTTCAAACTATTCCTGATCTTGACTACGAGTATCACACCATAACAGTTGACTCCATTGGACAAGAAAGTGCCAACACTTTTACGTGTCATCTTCAGCAACCCCTCAAAAATGTGGTTCAGGCCAGACTCCTCGCAGCACACATTCATTCAAATGTGGTGACTGAACATTGTTATGTCTCCATTGAAGAGTTGGATTCTATCTTTAGTGATAGAGCTTCAAATGTTCTCACTGGACAGGGACATTTGAGTATGCTCAGAGGATCTTTTGCGAGTATTGTCACCGACAATGCCACACACGCCGCTGGCAATTCCCTCATTGTTTTTAAGGATAACTATCCAATCATCACACAATATGTGAATCCAATCAGAAGAATTGATCGTCTCACCGTGACCCTCCGAGATCACACTGGTAATACAATTAAAAATTCAACTGATGCGGGTGCAAATTTCTTAGTTTTTAGATTTGTGTGTAGAAAACCAAACTTGTAATTTTCTCCCTTTAAAGTAGTAATAACATGTCTTCGGGTATTGTTCAACTTGTGGCAATTGGTGCTCAGGATGAGTACATAATGGGCAACCCAGAGATATCGTTTTTTAGTTCAACCTTTAAACGACACTCTAATTTTTCACAATCCGTAGAGAAGCAGACAATACGCGGAGATGTGAAAAATAATTCAATGTCAAGTGTTCAAATTGAAAAATCGGGGGATCTTCTCGGATATATCTATTTGACAATAGATGACACAACACAGGCGTTAGATACTTCTCGTTGGGATCTAATTGTTGATAAAGTGGAACTTCTCATCGGTGGTTGTGTCATTGATACACAAGATAGCATTTTTACAGAAAAGATTGCTATTGATACGTTCGCTCAAAACATTTCACGCAGTGCCATCGGTACTCACCCAGGTGTCCACGCGCGTTCGTACTTTTACCCACTTCGGTTCTTTTTCTGCGAAGGACCACAATGTGCTCTTCCCCTCGTCGCTCTCAATTATCATAACGTAGAATTACGTGTTTATTGGGGATCACAAGCGGCCAATTACAACATTGAGATGTACGCCAACTATTACTACCTTGATAACGAAGAGAGAGGTAATATCGCCACACGAAAACACGATCTCCTCATCACCCAAGTACAAAAAAATATTCCAAGTGGTGAAAATGTCCAGGATCTCATTTTCAATCACCCAGTGAAGTACCTCGCGTCATCGGATACTACAACGAATGGTGCTCTCACATCACCAACGAATAAAGTTAAATTGAGTATAAATGGTGTTGAACTTGGAAACTACAGATGGGGTAAACCTCATTATATTGATGTGATGAATTATTATCATACAAACTTTGTGACATCTCCAGATTTCTTCCTCTACTGTTTTTGTCTCATGACCAGTTCTCTCCAACCCACAGGAACGCTCAATTTTAGTCGCATAGAATCCGCAAAGATCATGAGTGAAACTATGCCTATTAATGACCCAATCTACGCCGTGAACTATAACATCTTGCGTATAGAAAATGGTATGGCAGGTCTACTTTACGCAAATTAATTTACCCTCCTATATTAAATGGTCAAGAACTTACCAGCAGTAGAGAGATCTACCAAGATTCGGTTTGGTAAGAATGTCCCTGATTCCACAGACCAGGCTGAGAATACCATTGTCATTAATGCGGGCGACGTCTTAGTTGAAGCAGCTACAAGTAATGCTGTATATCTATCACCAATTCGTAATAGAACTGATTATACAGCTCCCGAAATTGTACTTCTTATGTACGACCGAAATACTAAAGAAATCACAGAATCTGGTGAATCGGCAAATTCCCTCGTCGGTGGCGCGACGCTCGCCCTCACCGTAGATCGCGCAAATGTGACATCAAATACTGTTCAATTTAAATTTGCGGATAATAATACTGGATTTGTTACGGATTCAAATGTCGGTATATCAAACTTATTACCCCAACACACAGTAAGTGTTGGTTCAAATCTCTACATTGATGAGTTTGGTTCAAATGTTCTCGTCGTTTCTGGAAATGTCGCAGTGCTTCGCGATATGATTATAGAGGGAAACCTTACTGTAAATGGTGATACTACTGTAATTTATACTGAAAATACATCCATCAAAGATGCAATCATAGAAGTAGGTGCGGGTAATACATCTGAAGATACAACACTTGATTTGGGTATCATTATGCATCGCCCAGATGCACTATCAAATGTAGTTATTGGGTATCGTGAAGGAACGAGTGAATTCACAATTGCATACACAGAATCAAACCCAACGGATAAAACACTTATACCTAAAACCGATGAAGACATTAATGTGCATGTATACGGTTTAACACATGTAGACGCCAATATTTATGCACACGAAGACATTATTGCGAGTGGGAATGTGTATGTATCCCAAAATGTCTCGGTCACCGAGGAGTTGACCATCGCTGGAAACGTCTACGCCGACAAGGATCTTGAGGTTGTGGGGAATGTGTACGTGGATGGCAATGTTGTAGCCTATAAGGATCTTCTTGTGAGTGGGAATGTATATGTCTCCCAAAATGTCTCGGTTACCGAGGAGTTGACCATCTCTGGAAATGTCTACGCCGATAAGGATCTTGAGGTTGTTGGGAATACCTATGTGGATGGTAATGTTGTGGCCTATAAGGATCTTCTTGTCAGTGGAAATGTGTATGTAGCCCAAAATGTCTCGGTCACCGAGGAATTGACCATCTCTGGAAATGTCTATGCCGATAAGGATCTTGAGGTTGTGGGGAATGTATATGTGGATGGTAATGTTGCGGCCTATAAGGATCTTCTCGTCACCGGTAACGTATATACCACTGGGAATATTTATGCAAATAAGAATCTCATTGTTGCTGGTAATGTAATCACGACTGGGAATACCAGCATTTCGGGTGTACTAAATCTTACAAATGCGACAACTGCACTCAAGACAAATCCCACATCAAATGTTGGTATTAATATTGGTCAGTTAAAAAATGTAAATGTTGAGAGCGCCGCCGTGGAACAGGTGATTGTCTATGATGGTACAAATTGGAACAATCAATATATTGACCAAACTCTCATACGAGTCAAGAATGTGAATGGTGGTGAATTATCCAAAGGTATGGTTGTGTGTACAACGGGTCATGTAGGTAATGATACATTTGAAGTTATCGCGGCGGATGCCTCTGATCCAGATCGTATGCCCGCCATTGGTGTATTATATCAAACCCTGGCTATAAATGGTGAAGGTGTTGCGGTATCATTTGGTCGTGCAGATGGTTTAAATTCGGGTTCGTTAGATGTATCTAATTTTAATGAGGGTGAAACTCTCTACGTGTCCAATACAGTTCCAGGTGGTGTATCCAATGTGAAACCCTACGGACTCACAGATCTCATACAGAATGTAGGTATTCTTGTAAATAAGAGTGCTGGTGTTGGATTCATCACGGGTATTGGTCGTGCCAATGATATTCCAAATGCCGTCATTGAAACGAGTAATGCAAATGTGAATTATGTGTATGTGAATTCTGAGAATAATGACCTCCGAAAGATTGATCCAATGAAGTTGCCAACTAAGTTTCAAACCCTTGCGCAGGTTGTGAACACTGGGAACACCGTAGCAAACACAATTAACGTCACAGGTCTCACAACAACTGGGAATGTAAATGTGGGTGGTAACATTTCTGTGACGGGTCTCACAGATCTAAACAATAAATATTTACCGATGGTTGATACAAATGGATATTTTGTAAAGTCACCCGTATATGTTACAAATGAAGGTAAATATATAATCTCCGCGAGCGAAGCGGAGTTTTTGGGTAACATTACACTCGGTGGTAACACAACAATTATTTCATCAACTTCTATCACCATTTCAGATAGAATATTTGGTGTGGGCGCAAACAATAGCGCGACTGGTTTGGATAGTGGTTTTATCATAGAACATCAAGATGTGGGTACATTTGCCAATGTTGCCCTCATACATCACGCAGATGAACATAGATTCTCCTTGGGGTACACACAAAATTCATTTACAGATAACCACATTTTACATTATCAACACACCGATGGTACATTACTTAGAATTGATTTGCTCGGTAATACATTGGTACAAAACAACCTAACAGTAAATGAAAATAGTAGATTTAGTGGTAAGGTGGGTATCAAAACTGGAACACCTGCATATGATTTGGATGTAAGAGGAACGTCCAATGTTGGAGCGTTATCCGCGGATAGTGTAAGTATTAGTGACACTACAGCGGCTGCAGATAAGACTTCAGGTGCTTTACAAGTGGCTGGTGGTGTTGGTGTACAAGGTGACATTTATACGACAAATATAACGGGTTCTGATACCGTCAAGGGTGTGAGTGTGACAGGTACTAATATCTACGGTGTGATCACAGGTTCAAATGCGGCGACTGTAACTACCTTAAGTGCGTCGGATGTTGTTAACATTACAGACACCACTGTAGCCGATTCAACTACAACAGGTGCTCTCACTGTCACTGGTGGTATAAGTACTCAAGCAAATCTGTATGTGGGTAAAGATACTTACATTACTTCAAACCTGAACGTTAATGGAAGTACTCTACATGTAGATACACAAACAAGTAATGTTGGCATTGGTAAAACAGATCCCGGATTTACTTTGGATGTAGCGGGTGATATAAACTTTTCAGGATCACTATACGAAGATGGTACACCATTTATAAGCACACCATGGACTATCAACGGTAACGATCTAGCGTACACAACTGGTAATATTACAGTAGGTACTACATTATTCCATGTAGATACACAAACAAGTAATGTTGGTATTGGAAAAACTGACCC